GACCAATCGCTGGCCAACAATGCCTGGTGGCGCAATCGAGCCCGCACCACGGCGTTCGGGGTCAAGGTCGGCGTCACGCCGGCGCTGGCGGCTTGGGGTGGCGATTCGATCACCTCCGACCCGGCCAACGGCGGCGCGCTGATTTCGATGCTGCAGACCGAATATCGCCAGCTCATCCGCTACGGCGGCAAGCCGACGATGGCGCTGTGCGGCTCCGACTTCATTGGCGCAATGGAGGTGGAGGTTCGCGCCAACGGCAATTACTCGATGACCGGCTTCTCCAATTCGCGCGACGTCGCGGTCGGCGAGCTGAAGTACATGGGCACCACGTTCCAGTACGACCCGACGCTCGACGATCTCGGCCTGTCGAAGCGCTGCTACTGGTTCGACCCGAAGAAGATCTTCCTGGTGCAGATGACCGACGAATGGCGGAAGGACCACACGCCGGCGCGGCCGGCGAACCAGTTTGTTTTGTATAAATCAATAACGAGCACTGGTCAAATGGTTGCCACTCAACGGAACTCATCAATCGTTATAGAAATCAAGTAGTTGGTTGATCTCCGGTAATTTGTCTGATAGGTTTTTCAGGCAAATTGCCGGAGGCGCTGATGTTCGTCTGCACCAAGTGTAAAAATAGGCTTGAGGATGATCAGCGAGCGGTTGGCGGCTATGCCCAATGCCGAGAGTGCCGAGCGCGCTACCTCAAGGAGTGGCGAGAAAAGAATCCTGGCCGCAACGCAGCGCTTTGCCAAGCGCGGAAGGAGCGCGACCCGGAGCGGGTCAAGCGAGAGCAGCTTGCTTATCGATCACAACCCGAAAATGCCGAAAAGGCTCGTGAGCGGGCGCGGGAATGGTACCGCGCGAACACCGGGCAAGCGCTTGCTTGGGCGCGTGAGAATCGGGAGCGATTGCGGCCACAAGCCAAGGTTACAAAACGGATCGCGACCGCTCGGGGCCGCTTTGGCAAGGAGCATTCGCTGTCGGATTATTTTCGATCTGAGATCCGAGCGGTTTATGCAGACTGTCCGCCAGGTATGGAGGTTGACCACATCGAGCCGCTCAACGGCGGCGACAGTTTTTGCGGGCTGCACGTCCCCTGGAACTTGCAATATCTGACGATGCCGGAAAACCGGCGAAAGCGTAACGAGGTCGTTTGAGGAATGGTTACCGCCGCGACGTGCAATTCCTCCCTTGCCGCCGAGACGGTTTGACCAGAGTGTAGGGCGTCGGTCAGTACGACGCCCTACCCTCGATTGAGTGGTGACAATGGATCCAACAACGGTCGCTCAGGCTCTGGCGGCTTACGCGCAGCCGGCGCGGCCGGTCACGCCGACGCCGACGTCGCAAGACGACATCATGGAGGCTGTGTACGGACCACAAACGCCACCTCCGCCGCTGCCGTCGTGGGTGCCTCAAAACGTGCAAAACTACATCAACACTCAGCCATCTTACGGGGAGGGCGAGAGGCAGTCGCTGCAGCCGCCGAGCATCACACGCGGCGACGAGCCGTATGATCAGACGCCGCAGATTGGCGACATCCAGCGATTGTTCCAGGGGCGGATCACGCGCAACGCGCCCACTGGCGACGAGCGCAGCATTCGCGCGGATCAGTTCAGAGCCTTGATGAAGCTTCCAGGGTTTTCGGGTTTTACCGGAGGAGATGAAATCTAATGGACTATGTCGCATGCAAGATCGCCCTCGGCGGCGATTCGAACAATGTCATCTGGCGCGGGCCTGACGTGCCGGTGAGCTGGCCCGAGGTCCGGGTGCTGCAGCACCTGCACGGCGAAGACAACGTTTTCGACTGCGAATATGTCGGCGAGGATTCTTCGACCACCCAAGCGGAGAAGATGCGGCTCCTGGGCCTTTATGGTTCGGAGGCGGTCAACATCTGCTACCCCGGCGCGCGGCCGATGATGGACATGCAGTGGCCCGGCGACCGCGGCGAGCCGATCGCGGTTAAGCGTCCCGAGCGCAAGCTGGTCGCCGACATCCAGAAATCGGAGCCCGAGCCCGAGCTGCCGCTGCAGTCGCCGGACACGGCGAAGGAGACGCCGAAGCAGCGGGCGCAGCGTCACCAGGCGGAGGTATGATATGGTCACGACGTCAGGGCAAGGCGCGGTTTGGCTGGGCATGGCTCGGCACGGCGCGGTGAGCCAGGGCCTGGCGTGGCGTGGCGAGGGAGGGTCGGGCTTACGCGCTCGGCCCTCAATTTCGAGGGGCTAACGTCATGCCTCTTGGCGTCCCGTTGAGCGAGCTAAGATACGAATTACGAGCGGAGATTTATTCGTCCTTGCTGCCGGCGCATGGATTGAGCGCTGTCGACATGCAAAACACCCTTTTGGAGCGCACCCAGCGGGAATTGTGGAACCTCTACGCTTGGCCGCATCTCGATTACAAAATCGATTTCGACATCCCGGCCGACACCCAGTTTGTCGATTTCGACGCGACCATGCCGTTCGAAAACGTCGTCAGCTTGTGGCGCAATTACGAGCCGGACAATCAACAGCCGTGGATTCAATTGCGCTACGGCTTCGACGATTCGATCAACGAGTTGTTGGCCTCGTATCCGCCGACCCGATGGCGCAACGTGGTCACGGTCGACGCGACGAGCGGGCTCACGCAATTCGCCGGCCAGGCGCAAATCTGGCCGATCCCGACCCAGCTCTCGCACATGCGTTGGCACGGGCAAGCGCCGCTCAATCCGCTGAAGGTCGACACTGATCAATGCATGATTGACAGTACAGCAATTGTATTAACCTGCGCCGCCGAACTGCTCGGGGCGCAGAAGAGCGAAGTGGCGTCGCTGAAGGGCAACAAGGCGCAAGCCTATATCCGCCGCCTGCTCGGCCGATCGGGCGCGAACAAGCGCGACATCTCGGCGATGGGCCAGGGGCGCACGGCGCAGCCGACCAACTACAGCGGCGCGACCCCGTACCTCGACTATATTCCTGGGCCTTGAACCTTGCCCGTCTATCAAATCAAAGACTTTCAGAGCGGGCTGGATCTCCGCAAAAGTTACGCCACCGCGCCCGCCGGCTCGCTGCGGACCTTACGCAATTGCATCGTCAGCGCCGGGGCCGAGATCGAGAAGCGCACCGCGTTTATTTTCTGGTCGGCGGCCCCGCCTGGCAGTTATGGCGCGCTGTCGCGCAATGGCGAGTTTTTCGTCGTTGTCAACGGTCCGTCCGGGCTTATCGATTGGAGCTTTAGCCCCCAAACGCCAGGCATCATCTCGCTGCCGTTTCCGGTCGGCATGACCCGCGTCGCCGATTGGGATCTGTTCAACGGGCAATTCTACATCGTCATGGCCGGCGTCGACGGTCGCTACCATCATTTTTACAACCAGGTTTTGGTCACCGACCCGATGGCGACCGCCTCGTCGGTGCGCACGTTCGGTTCGAAAATGTACGGCGTCGACGGGCGACTGTTGCGCTTCTCGGCGATCAACGACCCGACCCATTGGACGCCGCCGAGCGGCACCACCAACGACGGCTCCGGCTATATCGATCTCTCGGCCCAGGACGCCGATTCTACCAACCTGATCGGGCTTGAAGTCTATCTCGGCAACATGGCGATCTTCTCCAGCCTGTCGACCCAGATTTGGAAGCTCGATCCCGACCCATCGCTCAACAATTTTATTCAGCTTCTGCGCTCGACTGGGCTTCTGGCCAGCCAAGGACTCGTCCAGTTCGGTCAGGACGTGCTCTATGTGTCGTCGCATGGCGTGCGTTCGCTCAAGGTGCAGAACGTTTCCTTGACCGCCGGCACGACCGATATCGGCACGCCGATCGACGAAGTCTTTCGCCAGCTCATCATCCAGAATGGCGCGGCTTGGTTTGCCGGCGCGCGCACCTTGATTCAACCGCGCAGCGGTCGGGTGATGGTGGTGCTGCCGGATCGGATCTACATGTTGTCGACCTTTCAAGAGCCGGCGATCACCGCCTGGTCGAGCTTCGACGCGCCGTTTAATTTCGTCGACGCTTGCGTCGCCGATCCATGGGTGCTGATCCGCGGCGACGACGACAACCTTTACCTCTACGGCAGCGACGTCACGTCGGCTTATGACGACACCGAAGCGGAAGTGATCACGCCGGCGCTGAACTGCGAGAGCCCGTCGAAGAATAAAATGTTTCACTCGTTCGACGTCGGCGCGGAAGGAACATGGACGTTGTCGGTCGGCTGCGACCCCAACAACCAAGCGACCGAAGAGACGGTCGCGACCTTCACCGGATCCACGTATGTCAACCCGACGATGTCGATGCCGGAGGCGAGCACGCATATCTCGCTGCGCTTCCGCACCACCGACGCCGAGCGTTGCCGGCTGGGCCAGGTCACTTTGATCTTCGACGACGGGAGCACCGATTGATCGGCGGCCTGACCCAATACGGGCTCGAATTCGTGCTCGGCAATTT